GTTGAAATTTGAAGCAATTGAAATGCAAAACATGAGAACTTAAAATAAATAAAAAATATAATTATGAACCCATATTTAGAAAACTTAAAAAAAGCAGTTGAAACTGGTGATTTTAATTCAGAAGCTGCAAAAAAAATAATTGAAATCGATAAAAACGCAGACAATGCAAAAGGTTTGTTTTTAACAGAAGAAGAAAAAAACGAATTGGCTAAGAAACGCTTAGATGCTGTTTTGGAAGGTACTGTTGTTACCGAAGAAGAAATTTTAAAAATTAATTCAGAATACGATAAAAAAATGGAAGAAATTAAAAAGCAAGATGCTGTCAATAAACAATTAGCAACATTAGTTGAAATTGAAGACATGGTAAAACTGAGTGTTGATGACATGATATCCTTTATAAAAGAACTTGAAGATAAATTCAAAAAAGAATTTGATGAAAATGACCCGATTTTTGAGAAATTAAAAACAAAAATAATAGAAACAAAACTTAAATATATATCTTTTATTAATTATTAATTAAAAACAATTATTATGACAAAATTTGAAGAAGCATCTGAGGATGTAGTAAAACTTTTTGATGAAGTTAGAGACGGCACAACAATCCCACAGTGGGTTGAATTTAAGGTTCTTTGTAATAACAAACAAAAAAAAGACCCTTGCAAACTTATAAAATCAAACGATCTTGTAGAAACACTTACTGAAGGATTAAACTTTGCAGTAGTAGTTAATGAAGAAATTTTTAACGAACTACCTGATGATATGAAAAAAATGGCATTTGATGAATGTCTCGCTGGTGTTGGTGTTAGTGAACTTGATGCACTTTCGCTTGAAAAACCAAATTTTAATACACATACAGGTGTATTACAGAAGTATGGACATGACCCAATTATTGTTCTTCACGAATCAATCAAAAGTCTTTATGATACGAAAAAACAAAAAGAAGACGAAGAAAAAGCAGCAAAAAAAGAAAAGAAAAGTAAGAAGGGTTAACTAACTGCTACGAAAAATCTTAACAAAATTATACAACTTTTAACAAAAATTAACATAGAATTAACATAATTTTTGTATTTTTACCGAAAATAAAAGTATATATATATGAGAAAGACAACTAAGAAAATTATGGAAAATTTAAAGAATCAATCGTTAAAAGTTGTTCGTGTTGATAAACATGAATTTGAACTTGATAATGGTGATGTGTATCCGATACCCTTTGAACTCGATGTTGATGAAGACATTTCTGTTGAGGAATTCCAAAAGATACTGGATTCGTCAAAAGAACTGATGCTAAAAATCCTTGACCAATCGAATGAGTAAACTTTTATCCATACAGAAGGTATCGGAAATGCTTGGAGTAACAAAGAAAACTCTTCGAATTTGGGATAATGAAGGTAAACTACCATCAATTAAAACTATTGGTGGTCACAGAAAGTATCTTGAAGACGATATACAGAAGTTCATGGGTGAACAGAAGATTGAATATGTGATTGATTCTGTTGCTACATATAGTCGTGTAAGTAGTCATGAACAAAAAACCAAAGGAGATTTAGATAGACAGTCTCAGAGAATATCTGAGTACTGTGCTAAGAAGAAGTATAAGGTTGAACATATAATAAAGGATGTTGGGTCAGGATTATCGGATACAAGAATCGGATTTGTTAAACTCGTGGATTTGGTTATTAAGAAAAAAATTAGTAAGATTGTAATCGAAAACAAGGACCGATTGACCAGATTTCAATTTAATTTAATAAAGACCTTCTTCAATAGTTATGATGTTGAATTGGAGTGTATCGAGAACAACAACATATCTGATGTGGAAGAGTTCGCAAATGATGTTATGACGCTTATGGCGAGTTTTTCGGGTAAATTATATGGTCGTAGGTCAGCGAAGCGTAAAAAAGAATTGAAAGAACAAAAACTAAAAGAGAATCAAATTAAAACAAAAAATTATGAAAAATTTATTTAAAAAACAATTGGGTGAAAATAGTGCCGTAACAGAACAAGTGTTAAAAAATATTAAAATTAAAACCTATAAAAATGGTGAGGAAATTAAAGTTGGTGACAAAGTATTATACGCTTTACTTACCGATATGGTTGAAGGAGAAATAAAACCAATTGATTGGTCTGTTGATGTGCCTATGGAAAGAGATAACTTCCCACATGAAATAAAACTTGAACTCATCACATTAAACGAATTTCAATTTGATTTATATACATATGATAACAGATTTCAAGATACGATAACCAAAGATGGTTTACCAATTATTCGATTAAAATAATAATAATAATGAAACTAATCAGGTCAACCAAATGTAGTCTGAAATTCGCCACAGCGAAGAAACAGAATGATTTATTAATCATCTTGAGTGAGTACTCAAAGGTGGTTAATATCTTCATTGACTATTTCTGGTTGAATTCTGAGAAAGCAACAAAAGGAGAACTTCTTAAACCCGTTGTCGATATACCCGAAACTTGGTTATCGGCACGACTACGAAAGGTAGCAGCAAGGGAAGCCATTGACATGATTAATGCTTCAAGACAAAGATGGAAAGAGAAAGCCGTTAAGCCTGTTCATAAAGGTAATCGTATGTATGTTAGTTGTACCATTGCTGACTTAATACCAACAAAAAACAACACATATAAAACCGAAGACAGCAGACTTTTTGATGCTTGGTTACACATAGCCAGCGTTGGTAATAAGATGATAATGGACTTACCGATAAAATACCACAAGCACTTCAACAAGTATAACAATATCGGTAAGAGACTGAATTCATATATCATAACCAAGAATTATGTTCAGTTTAGTTTTGAAATCATAACCGAGACAAAAAAGGAAGGTAAACATTGCATCGGTATTGATACAGGTATAAACGCATTAGCAAGTCTCAATAACGGTAATCAGTATGGTAAAGACATAAAATCATGTATTGAGAGAGTGAAACGTTGTAAGCAGAAGTCCAATGGATATTATGTTGCTAAGAGAGCATTAAAACAAAGAATTGATGAAACAGCAAAGGAAATATTAATTAAAGAGAATCCTGATTTGATAGTTGTAGAACAACTTAAAAATATGGGACATAAATCAAAACTCAAAGCACGATTGAGTAAAAGTATTCGTGCTTCGATTGGTACTTGGAATTGGAAGTATTGGTTAAATCGACTTGAAATGCAGTGCGAACTAAACCGTGTTTCGTTCAGAACTGTTAGTCCTTATCATACCAGCACAACTTGTCCAGCATGTGGTCATACCAATCGGGGAAATCGAAATGGAGAGATGTTCAAGTGTCTTAGTTGTGGTCACGAAGACAATGCAGATGTAAATGCAGGAAAGAACATCAGGAATCGATTTCTTACGGGACTCTACGGTGCTCGTTACAAAGAATTGAATGATGTACAAGATTGTGCAGTTTCAATTTAACGGTTTTAAAAAAGCATTTTAATTATTAATCCAGACAAATCCCGACACATAAAATGTCGGGATTTTTTATTTATTAGTATTTATAGAAAAATCTTTTATAATGGCTTCATATAATATTACCTTTCCATTAAATGATGATGTCAGCACAAATACTTATTTTTTAATGAGTAAAGTGACCAAAGACGCATTCAGTTCTGATTTGTTATTACTCTTGCTTACAAGTAAAGGTGAAAGATATTATGAACCAGACTATGGTACTAATCTATTAAAATATATATTCGAACCAAACGATAATTTAGATGCAAATGATATTGAACAAGAAATTAAAACAACTGTATCAACATATATTCCAGCACTTACAATTAATAGTGTAACTTTTAATTGGCTTACTGATGACGAAGGAAATCCAATATCGGAGAATCAGGTAAATGTTAACATTAAATTTACATTTAGCGAAGATGCTTTTAGTGAAAAAGGTGAATTAGATTTAAACTTTTAAAATATAAAATATAAAATATGGCAAACGACACAACTCAAAACATTATACAATACGGAAGCAGAACTTTCGGAGATATAAGAACTGATTTAATAAGTTATATTCGTCAGGCATACCCAGAGATTTTATCTGACTTTACTGATAGTTCAGTTGGCGCAATGCTTATTGATTTAAATGCTGGCGTTACTAATAACTTATCTGTCAATACTGATAGAGCATTTCAGGAAACGCAAATAGACTATGCACAACAAAGAGCATCAATTTTAAATATTGCGAAAAATATGGGATTTAATATTCCAGCAAGAAGACCTTCAGTAACTGTAATCGATTTTACTGTAACAGTTCCTGTTCTTGGTGACAAACCAGACGCTTCGTATTATCCTCAATTACAAGCAGGTGCACAAATACTTGGTGGTGGAAAGATATTTGAAACGCAAGCAATTATTGATTGGAGTTCACCAATAAGTAATTTAGGTGACCCTAATCGTTCTATTATTCCAAACACAGATTCAAATGGTATTATTATTAATTACAGTATAACAAAAAGAGAAGTGGTTATTAATGGTTCTACAAGCATTTTTAAAAGAGCAATTAGTTCAACAGATATTGTACCGTTTTTTTCAGTAACATTGCCAGACCCAGACGTACTCGAAATAGATAATGTTATTTTATTGGAAGGTACTAATTATTCAAGTAATCCGACTGCTGCAGATTTTGCTACAGCAGCAAACAAATATTATGAAGTAGATTGGCTTGCACAACAAAGAGTATTTGTTGCAAATAGAAATAGTTCACAGCCAAATACAAATACAAATGGACTTAAGGCAGCAACATGGATTGATGTGACCAAAAAATTTATAAAAGAATTTACAACTAACGGTTATTGTAAAGTAATATTTGGTTCGGGTGATGCAGATGTTGATGCATTCAAATCAGGTTTTCTCAAAATGGGTGTAAGTAATCAATATTTTCTTGAAAACTTTTTAAATAATACAGCATTGGGCGAAAAATTATTGGCAAATTATACATTATTTATTCAATATAGAACTGGTGGTGGTAGTAATTCAAACGTGGGAGCAGGTACTTTAACACAACTTGGTAATTATAATTTAACAGTTCAAGGTTCTCGTCAGGATTATAATCAGACAGTACAAAGAAGTTTAGCCGTTAATAATCCTATTCCTGCAATTGGTGGTAATGATGGATTGAGTATTGAACAAATAAGACAATTAATAAAATATAATTTTAGTAGCCAAAATAGAGATGTAAATTTAACAGATTATTTATTACAGCTTTATAAGATGCCGGGGCAGTTTGGTTCACCTTTTCGTGCTAATTCAATGAAATTAAATAATAAAGTTGTTATTTCAACATTAGGTATTGGGTCAGATGGTAAATTAGACAATACAAGTACCACATTAATGAATGAAAATATTGCAGAATATCTTAGTCAATTCAGAATGCTTAATGATTATGTTGAAGTAACCAACGGTAAGATATTTAATTTGGCTTTTGATGTTGATGTATATGTTGAAAATGTTGCCGATAATCAGGTTGCAAATAGTATTATTACACTTGTTAGAAACTATCTGGATATTAATAATTATGAAATGAATCAGGATTTGTTTCTGGGTCCGCTTCAACGTGAAATACTCTCAGCCAATGGAGTTATTAACGTTATTGACATTAAAGTATATAACAGAGTGGGTGGTCAATATTCAAATAACGTTATTTCTCAAGATATTAATCCAAGTACTGGTGAAATAACTATCATTAACAATACAATTCATTCAACTGAAGATAGTATGTTTGAAATAAAATTCCCAGAAAAAGATATCACAGTCTTCTTACGTAAATCAACAGGTTAATGGAATTAATAAAGAAAACCATATATAGAATAATGACAACTGGCACAACAACTGGTTGTACTGGTACATGTCGTGTAATTATTCCAGATATCAGTACTGGCGTTACATATAATTTTAAGATATTGTTAAATCAAGAAATAAAAGATGCTGGATTTTTTGATGCATATGTATTAGACTCTCCATTTAATTATATTCAAGTATCAGGTGCTACAAGTGCAGATATTATACAAAAACTCATAAAATTTAAATCTCTTTTAACTGGTGGTACAACACTTGCGGGAAGTGGCTTGTTAATATCTGGTAGTAGTGGTTATATTATTGGAACTGACGAATATTGGAGTGGTGGTACGCTAATAACGCCATCACATAATCATATTGTTACTGGAATGAGTTATTGGAGTGGTGGTACATGGGTATCATTAATAATCAATTCGACACATTCAGTTACAGGACATTCAACAAGTAGACTTGCAGAACTAAGAAAATATGTAACTGGTGGTACTATAGCGCAAATATATGTAACTGGTGGTACTTCCATAATAGATGGGATTGTTTTGGCTCAGTCAACGGGAAATACTATTGTTTATTTTCTTGGTGGAATTCGATATGTCGATATTCTTACAGGAGATACATCGGGAACAACATTTAATTTTATCACAAGTGGATATACAAACAATCCTAATTTTATAATTAAGCCAATATATCAAACTCCAAATAAGGAAAATATTATTAGTAACCCAAAAATCAGTAATGATGTATTTATAATAAGACAAGAATTACCAGCATTTGATGGAAATTATAGATTAGAATATATAAGAAAATTGGTTGATTTGGAAACATATGCAGCAGGTAAATTTTTTAATGTAATTAATAACACATAAAAACATGAAAACCAGAAAATTTATTACCAATTATACAAATGAAGAGATTGATGAAATAGTTTCACTATATTTATCAGGAATATCATTAACGTCAATTAGTAATAAATTAAATGTTGTAAGACGCACTATAAAGAAAATACTCCTATTAAATAATGTTTGGATTGAAAATAGAGATAATGTAAAAATTAATTTTTCAAATAAAGAAATTGATAAAATAAAAGAAATGTATTTGAACGAAAATTTTAGTACAGAAAAAATAGGATGTTATTTCAATGTTAGTAAGATACCAATAATAAAAATATTAAAAAATTTAGATATTTTGAGAAAAGGATATAGTAACGGTATTAAAATTAATTTAACTGAAGAAAAAAAAGAAAAAATTGAAAATTTATATTTAAATAAATATAAAAGTGCTGAAGAAATTGGAAAAGAACTTAATTTAACCGCATCATTTATAAATAAACATTTAACTACCGTTAACTATAGAAGAACTGTTAGTGAGGGAGTATCAATTGGTTTAGTTAAACGTACTGGAATTGAATATGATAAATATTTAAAAAACTTACCAGAATATAAAAAATATAGATTATTTGTTGTTAAATTAACCAATAGACAACCAATAAATTTATTGGAAAATTATAATAAAAGAGGTGTTTCTGGAATTGATGGCGCATATTGTTTAGATCACAAATATTCAATTTTTGAAGGATTTAAAAATGGCATTAAGCCAGAAATAATTGCAAGTTTAAAAAATCTTGTATTTATACCTTGGAGAGAAAATGTTATTAAAAGAACAAAATGTTCGATAACTAAAGAAGAATTAATAAATATTTAATATTATGGCAATTGGTTCATATGGAGTTACGAGGTCTGCAGATGTTAATATTGAAGATATTGACATGTATTATAATTATGCTCCAGACAGACAAACAAACAATACAAATATAATTCCATTAGTTGCAACAGAATTATTGTCTTATCTTTATCTACCAAGCACTGACCCAAATTTTATACCAGTAGTTAATCCAAGTTTACTTGAAAACAGTAACGTATTGGAAGGGTTATATAATTTAAGATTACCAGCAGCAATTTTTAATCAATTAGGGATATATACAATTTACATTAAACCAAAACTTATAATGACAACAATTGTTGATTGTGGTGTTTTATCTTCATTACCAACAGTTAACGGTATTGTAATTGATTTGAGCACAACTCCCTTGCCTGATAATTTAAAAGCAAATAACGCATTACAGGGATTTAAAATTGAATATCTTAATTCAGATAACACTAAATTAAGAAACGTGGTACGATATGTTGTTACTTCAAATAAAGTAGTTCCTGTTAGTGAAAACGTTGGAAATACTTCTCAAAAAGCAGTCAGATATCGTTTTGATGATTTAGGTACTTTGATGTTTTTACAATTAACTCCAAGCAGTTCTTCAGATGTTAAGCCAAATGTGTTGCCTTTTATTGGTAATGTGGGCGGAATAATTTTGATGACAAATACCTATTTTTCACCGCTTGTATTGGAAGTTGAATTAGTTGAAAACACTATTGGTACATTGGCGGATATTGTTGGGGGTGAGCAAATTAAAGACGTTCAAAATGGTATTTTAACAATTTATGATAAAAATAGAGTAATAACCGATCAGTTTAATCTTTTTGAAATTAAAGACGATGTGTCAAATGTGCCTTTATTCGAGGTCAAGGAAAAAAGAAATTCGATCGATGAGACCCAAAATTTTAACAATATAACTTCTGGCATTTAAATAAAATTTTGTATATTTGCAAATGCCAAAAAATTTAACAACCATAGAATTTATTAAAAAAGCAAAAAATATTCATGGAAATAAATATGATTATTTAAATGTTAATTATATTGATTCAAAAATAAAAATTGATATTATTTGTCCCAAACATGGTGTTTTTAAGCAAAAACCGAATTCGCATTTAATGGGTCGTGGGTGTCCCAAATGTGTTAATAAAAATGTAACAATTGAAGAATTTATAAAAAAAGCAAAAAATATTCATGGAAATAAATATGACTATTCTTTGGCAAAATATCTAAATAGTAAAATCAAAATAAAAATCATATGTCCTAAACATGGTGAATTTCTACAAATACCAAATAGTCATTTAATGAATCGAGGTTGTCCAAAATGTAAAGTTGAAAAAATGATTATTTCAAGACAATTAACAACCAAAATATTTATAAATAAAGCCAATTTAATTCACAATTATAAGTATGACTATTCTTTGGTTGAATATAAAAATAATCATACAAAAATTAAAATTATTTGTTCTGAGCACAGTATTTTTAAACAAATTCCTAATACACATTTAAATGGGGGTGGTTGTCCTAAATGTGCTGGTTTAAACAAAACAACCGAAGAATTTATAATTGGTGCAAAAAGGGTGCATGGAGATAAATATGATTATTCAGTTACAAATTATATTGGAAGTAAAAAATGTCTTAAAATAATTTGTCTTGAACATGGATTATTTGAACAAAAAGCAAGCGATCATTTAAGTGGTTGTGGTTGTCCAATTTGTAAAGAATCTAAAGGCGAAATTAAAATAAAAAAATATTTAGAAAAACAAAATATTGAATTTATAAAAGAAAAAATATTTAATAATTGTAAAAACAAACTTCCGTTGCGTTTTGATTATTATTTACCAAAGTATAAGTTACTTATTGAATATGACGGTGAACAACACTTCAAAGCGGTAGAATATTTTGGCGGAGAAAAAAGTTTTATTACAAGACAAAAAATTGACAACATTAAAACTGAATTTGCTAAAGCAAATGATATTAAGTTAATTAGAATTGCATATAATGAAAATGTTGAAGAAAAATTAAGTAAAATCTTTGAACTAACATTAGTATAGTAAACATTAAAAAAACGAATATTTAATGTTTAGTAAAATTCTGACATTAAAAATCTCAATCATATGTATTGAGATTTTTTTTTATTGTATTTATAGTAAAATAGAAATTTTGTGGCAAAAGTAAAAGTAGTAGGTACAAATCTTGACCAGAATTTAAATGGAACAAATTTTAATAATACGGCATCCGAAACAATATTTTCATTCGGTAGTTTTGCTGTTACATCAAATTTTGAAGGGAGAGTATCTATTGATTATTCAAATACATTAAGTTCATTTGTACGTCCAGTTACTCTTGAAACTATTGGTTTAACACAAACACAATCTGAAATCATACATCAGTATAATACTAACGCTGTTTTAAATTTAGACAAATCAGACTTAAATACCTTTGTTAGATTTGGTTCGGCATATGAATTTTTAAGAATATCGATACAAAACATCATTGTAGCATATCCGGGTAGTTTGTTTATGAACTCCCAACTTACACATATTAATACAATTACATTTAATAATTTTGTTTATAATTCAGTCACAAATGTTTCAACTTTTACAATACCAATTGCATCTACAGTTAATACATTTGGTTTAGCATTTAATTATGGTAATGTAAGTAATCCAGATGATAATCCATTAAAAAATTTAAATCTTTCTTATAATCAATATATTGTTTGGTCTACACTTAATCCTACTGGAAATTCGTATACAATTATTGGCTTTACTGGATATACTTCAAATAATCCAAATTTAACAGTTCAAACAATTGGTAATCCATTTCCAACTATTACAGGCGCAACATCTGGTTATTCTGGTGCAATTGATTTTCATATTAAACCAAACAATATTGTTTTTGAAGATTTCAGGTCATTATTAAGTGATTATGAAAAATATATTGTTTCAGAAAGAATAACTGGAAATACAAGCGGATTTAAATTCGTATTAAAAGACCCTATTTTACTTGACAACGGAACTATTAGTTATTCGAATACACAGATGCTATGGACAACAAGCGATAACTATAACATAGATGTCAGCACTCCAAAATATCGTACTTTTTTGAGTAGCATTTTAGCGATTGGTAATAAGTATGATGCAATAAAGACAGACTTAATTGCACGATTTTTAACACCTGATTCTATTAAATCATATGATCTTACTGAAGAAGGTAAAATGACCAAACTTTTAAGAATATACGGTAGAGAATTTGATCAAATGAAACAATTTATAGATTCTTTGGTTAATATTAATCGTGTTAGTTATGATAAAGTTAACAATATTCCAGATCAATTAATTAAAAATCTTTCAAGAACATTTGGATGGAATTATTTTTCATTAGTAAATGAAGCAGAATTAGTTACCAGTCTTTTATCTATTAGTGATGCAGAAAGAAATTTAAACACTGATTTAATGCCAGCAGAAATCGATATTGAACTCTGGAGAAGAATATTAATTAACACAAATTATTTCTGGAAATCTAAAGGTACAAGAGAAGCATTAAAATCGATATTTCTTTTAATTGGTATACCTGAACCATTTATTAATATTACTGAATATGTTTATACTGTTGACGGCAAAATAAATCCTAATAGTGTACCATTTACTAAAGCAGATTTTCCTTCAAATTCATTACCATATGATACCAGTGGATATCCAGTTGCACCATTAGAAACCAGTGATTTCTTTTTTCAGGTCTCTGGTGACACTGATGCTGGTCAACATTATATGGATGCATTTCGTATGGCAGGATTTAATTTAATGCAAAATATTGACAACAGAAAATCATGGATTCAAACAGGTGCAACAACAAGAGTTGATAGCACAACGCCACAATATCATCAAGAAGATAGCAAACTTGTTATAAACACAAAAGAAGTTGACGTTGCCCTTGATACAGCACGTGGTATTGAGTATGATGTTTATGATTATATAAAAAATATTGATTTTCCTGCAAATTCAAGCGGGTATACGCTACCATTTTCTTATGTTAATATATCTCTGGGAGTAAGTGCATCACAAAGTACATTCGCATTACCAGCACCATACAATAAGACAGAAGGAAATTTAGAAGTTCGATATAATGGTATTTTATTAAATGCACCAAGAACAGGAGCGACAGGCACTACTCTATATGAAACTGATTATACAGTTACGGGTAATAGTTTTACAATAAGAAATGGCAATTATGCTCATAATAATGCATATGAAAGGGATGTTATTCAGGCAACATTTATTTATTCAGGTAATACACATCCAGTTACTGGAATTAGCGTTCAATATATTGTAACAAGAGTTGACGCAAAAATGGGTGGAACTGTAATACCGTTACCAAGTTATCCACGTGGAGATGTACAAGTAACTGTAAATGGTATTGCACTTACAAAAGGTACTCCGCAATTTATTGCCGATTATATTCTTGACCCAGCAAATACTACTGGTTCAAGTCAAATTATTATTCAAAATTCTGATGTAATTTCATTTTTGGCTGTTAGTCCTACAATACAAGTAGCATATGTTCAAGTGGTTGGAAGCAATCAGATTAATGCAAGAAGTGAAGTTGTAAGAGTTGATAGTTTTAATAGTGGTAAAATATATTATAATGTTTCAGCAAATAAATATGTTTATAAACTTAATTATAAAGCAAATACAGCATCAGATATTAAAGTATTGATAGATGGTATTGCATTAGAACCATATATGGATTATAATATTAATATACAAAATCAATATGAAGTTTTCTTACCAAAAGGTATTAAGTATGGTACAATTATAAGTGTATATTATCTTGTTGCGGTTAGTTCATTCTTTAATCCAATCATAAGTGATGTTTTTGGTGTCGGTGATATAAGTAAATTGTCATTTCTCGAATTTATTGAATTTATTCAAAGAAAATTAATAAATGCAAGAAATAGAAAAACAATTACAGACTTTAAAGGTGGGTGGTATCCAACATTATTAAATGTTTATATTCAATATTTAAAACGTGCTGATCTTCCATTAAATGACCCGTTACATTCAAATGGTTATACTTTTGAAAATTTATATTCGTTTTTAAGCAAATATAATTCTTTCTTTCAAAGATTTGTTGATGAATTATTACCTGCAACAATCATATTGAAAAAAAGTGGACTTTTAGTTAGAAATACAATATTTACAAAACAAAAATTCACATATAAAAGAGGAGTTAATATACCTTTAAGTGGCTCTACAGTATTAGATATAAGAAAAAATTATTATTATTCTGGTACAACACCAGTATCGCTCCCTTATAGTGTATTGCTTACTTATCTGGGAGATGATGGTAGTACTTTTTTAATTGCACAATCTACAGCAGCACCACCAACAGCAGCACTACCAACAGTTATTACAATTGACCCATCTTCTGTAGAACAAACACTTACATTTCTTCGTGGTAATGTTACTTCTGATGGCGGTGCTGCAGTAACATCACGTGGGATTGTTTGGGGTATAAATCCTAATCCTTCAATCATTGATAATAGAGAAGCACTTGGGTCGGGTCTTGGTATATATGGTGATATTGTGACAGGCTTAATTCCAAGCACTAATTATCATGTGAGAGCATATGCAATTAATTCAGTAGGCATTTCATATGGTGAAGATATACCATTTAGAACTGCAGATGTTATAATCATACCATCAATTAAAACAAGTGTTGCAAGTAGTGTTACTCAAACAGCATTTAATACTGGTGGTTATGGCATTACTGGCTACACAGGCATTGATTATTATGCAATGCAATATAGTGCAGCTACAACTGGTGGTTGGTTATTATCACCTGTATTACCTCTGAGCGGACCGCTTGCTATTAATCAATTTACACTTAATATTAATGGTTTAACACCAAGCACAAAATATAATTATCGTGCATACATGATCGTTAGTGGAAGTCCATATTATGGTAGTGGATTAACTACACAAACATTAGCAATAGTACCAGTATTACCAACAGTTATAACAAATGGATTCAATTCACCAACAATAACTGGTGTAACTGTTAGTGGTACAGTATCTGGCGGTACTTATTCAATAATTCATCGTGGAATTGCATATGGATTAGCACCAAATCCAACAACTGGTGGTACACATACAATTAATGGTAATGGATTTGGTACATTTTCAAGTTCATTAACTGGATTAACTCCAAATACCACATATTTTGTAAGAGCATACGCAACAACAACTGGCGGTACTGTTTATGGAAATCAGGTAAATATTACAACGTTGCCATTACCAAATATTTATCTTCCACTTGTTAGAACTTCACATAGTGGTACAGGACCGGGACAACAAAGTAATGGTACAATAATTCCAAATCCACCATTAAGTGCGAGTCAATGTATTACAGTAAATCTCAATATATCACATGTGGTATTTGCTTGTAACCCAACTGGTGGTCAAAATTTAACAACTATTTATTGTAGCACAAATAATGGAGCAACATATAATATTATAAATCCATCACCATTTGTTACTAATGCACCATTGTCAGGTCCACCAAATAGACAATGTGGACAATATTCATTAAGTGTTACAATACATCAAAATGAAAGATTATGTTATGTTAATCAAGTAGCATCAAATAGTTGCTGTGCTTGTGGCACATGTAGTTATATAGGAATATCATCAATGAGCAGCAGTCCAAATATTACGGTTAGTGGAGGTGGTGCTGAATTTCTGGTAGTTGGTCAAAATTAAAAATTATATTATTAGTATTTATAATTAAATTATTAGAAATGGCATTTATCGAAAAAAAAGACCCTGTAGTTATAAACATTAAAATTACTTCAATCGGGAGAGAATTATTATCTACGGGTAATTTGTCATTCAAATATTTTGTTATTGGTGATAGTGAAATGGATTATGCTTTTAATAAGGCAACAGGACTGAATCCATTTAATGCCAATATATTAAGACCTGTAGATACTAATCCTAATATTATATCTTTTATTCTAAAAAATGTATCTGGAACTACTGGTAATACACAATACAATACAATTTCAAGCATACCTGCTTCAACATATTTGGTTACTAATACGGTAGATTCAATTGGATTTTTTAGTAATCTTACTGGTGATACCACGTTTATTGTTGATGGGAACCATGTTAAACAACCAGATGTTATGATATACGTGAGTGGAATTACTGGTGGTACATCATTACAATTACGTAAAGCACCAGCATATGGTACAAGTGGTGCTGAACCTGCAGTTGGTGATTTACTTTTAATTAAATGGACATTAACAGCAAATACAACTGGATATTCAACAGATATGTCACATCCAAGACCATTTTTAATTTATCAAATTACTGGTATTACATCAGGTACATTAGCAGCAAATAATTTAGTGGTTGGAGTTGATAGAAACCTACCTAATTTTAGTGGTATGAGTGCTACTGGTAAAGCAGGTGCTTTAATTTTTTATAATTATATTAATTTTAGTGGTGGTACAATATTTACTACTTATTCAACAGATTACCTTGATGAAAGTGTATTAACTTTTCTACAAAATAGTCAGTGTCCAACAGTAATATTTCCATTTTGGAATATGTCAATTATATTTACCGAAGAAATTGCAGGAGTTCAGGCAGCAGATAAAAAATTTAGCGGATTTACCAGTGTTGCATATGGTGGATTTGTTTCATATATTCAAAATCAAGCACCTTTATATAAAAAATTGGGGATAATTCATTATACAAATGATTCACCAGCAAATGTATATGCAGAAGGTTTTTATTTAAAAACACCGAGACTGGATATTCCAACAATAATGTGGCACAAATCCAGCACAAAAAAATTGGGGGTGACCTTAACACCAACTGGCAACACAAAACATATAAGTGGTACAACAACAGGGGCAACATCACTTAATTTGGAATATTATGATTTAGCAGACCCAGATGGAAATATTGTTGGTAAAGTATTTACTGATTTAAAGATATTTGTAATCGAAGATCAAGAATTATTATTTGCAATGTCATATAAATCAAATAGATCATGGACACTTCCAAATTATATGATTACTTCTAATAGCGGTGGATGTTAGTGAATGATATTCATTTGAAACATGAAAGAATTAAGATTTATATGTGCTCAACCTGCCATTAAGTATTACGCTTGGCAAATAGAGGTTTTGATAAATAATTTCATAAAAAACGGCATAAATCCAAATCAAATGGATATTCTTTGTGCAGTTGAAAATAACGTAATTCCTGAAGAATTTAAAAAACTCGCAGATACATATCCTGTGAGATTTTTTTTCTATAATGACACAAGAGCAAATAAGATATACATTCCTTCTATTTATTTTAATTTAATGAAGCAACATATTGCTGCTCACCCAGAAATTCAAAATGATGTTTTATTTTTACATGATGCCGATATTGTTTTTACTAAGAAGCCGAATTTTGATGAATTGATTCATGGTAGTTCTTGGTATATCAGCGATACAAAATTATATATTAATTACGATTATATTCAACAAAAAGGAAATCATATATATGAAAAGATGTGTGAAATTATTGGTATAGATAAACTTATACCAAAATTAATGAATAGTAATTCAGGTGGTGCTCAATATATTGTAAAGGACACAAACTTTGAATTTTGGAATAAGGTTGAAAAGGACAGTATAAAACTATACGAATATTTTTGTGATACAGAAAACCTACATATAAAAAAAGATCGTTATGATTATGCAATACAGAAATGGACAGCAGGTATGTGGAGTTTTCTTTGGAATGCTTGGTATTTTGGTCATGAAACTCTTATAGATAAAAAATTGGACTTTGGATGGGTAACAGATAGTTATGATTATATTGAAAAATACTGTATATTGCATAATGCGGGAGTAACCAATGATACTAAAAGCGATAAGTTTTTTAAAACAGATTATATTAATGAATATCCATATGGAAAAGACATAAATGTTTCTGAAAAAAATGCATCGTACTTTTATTGGCAGGAAATATGTAAGACCGCAAAAAAATCTTGCTTAATTGAAAATAGTCAGAAAGTAATATTCAAACCCAAATCAATATTTGATAATTTTAAAATTGATCAGATGCAATTAGACCCGTTTGGGGTTTGTAATGCCAAGTGTTGGTATTGTCCAGTAAAATATAATGGTAATTCCGCAGAAGGACGTGAAGTTATGAGTCCAGAATTACTTGAGAAGATAATCAAAAATATGACTGATGAAAGAAACAGGGAAGACGGTCTTGTTTCAAAAAATTTTGGTGGATTTTACACTGCGCATTATAATGAAATATTATTATACCCGCATTACGAAAAATTCTTGGAAATATGTAATAAATATGGAATGTGCTCAATGATATTGTCAAATGGTATGGCACTAACTCCCGAAAAGGTTGATTTAATTAAAAAATATAAGCATGTGGTAAATGGTATTTGTTTAAACATTCCTGCATTTGATGTACTTACTTGGAGTAAAAGGTCAGGTTTTGACATTAGTTTATTTGATAAATTAATGTCAAATATTAAATATGCAATGGAAGTTCTGCCAGAAAAAGTACATGATAAATCGTTTTCAATTCAAATAAACTGTGTTAATAAGCAATCATTTGTTGAAGATGGTGGATGGTTAACTAAAGGTTATGATTTTCCACAAGACATTGATTTGGACTTAATAAATGGAGAATTGGTACAACAAGAAAAACTTGCAAAAAGTTTATTTTTAAATTTAAATATATTTACAGTACCATCATTGATAGACAGAGCAGGTTTATTAAATAATGTCATATCAAATAAGTGGGCAATTGAAAGGTATTTGATGAAGGATGATAAGAATAGAAAGGTAATTGGTTGTGGTAATGGTAGAGAAGTAGGTGGAAGACCAATTGGTTGGCTACATGTTAATGCTGCTGGTGATGCGTTTCTTTGTTGTAACGATTATAATTTTAGTTTTAAATTTGGAAATTTCAAAACACAGGAACTACGAGATTTTTGGGGAAAAGAGGAACATCAAGAAAAAATTAAAAAGGCATATGAGACAATATGTAGAGATTGTGCATCTGCAGTTTTCGAATAGAGAGTATTTATAGTAAAAATAGAATATGTTAAGCGGTTATACAATATTTACCACATATGTTTTTGTGCCGACATCAGGCAACAGTCAGGCAATTCACTGTAATTATATTAAATCATTGCAATTGAGTGCAGACAATATTAATGTTCAGGAAATAAGTATGAGTTTTCCCAATTCTGATGATTTTAAATTTTTAAGTAATGATATTAGTAGCGGTACTGGTTATACTGCTAATAAAATATATGCAATAATTCAAGTTGTAAATAATAGTGGTTATACAAAGATTTCTGATGTGAAACCGATTTCTGCAAATTGGAAGATTGTTGATTTAACCTCACAAGTTACTGGTTATTCTACAGGCAATACATTCATATTAACCCCTGCTCAATTAACGAGTGTTGTATTTAAAATTTCATTATTGAATTATGGTGGTTTTACTACCTATACATTATCTTATTTGAATTATCCGACAAAATTTTCTTCAGATGACAATAAATTATGTTTTGGTGATGAAATATATTTCTTAGGTAATGTTTCAACCGATATACATGCGGATGTATTTGTAACTGATTTATCTATTCTATTAAATTTAAATGAATTTAATTCATCAACAAATCCAACATGGCTTCAAACAACACCACGACCAGCAGTTGCAATAACTGAAATTGGTATATATGATGCTAATAAAAATTTGGTTGCAATTGGTAAATTAAACGACCCTCTTGTTAAGGATTCATCAATTTCAAGAACACTTGTATTTGATATTGACTTTTAATTCTGAAAATAATCATAAAAATTTATATTTTTTTATAAATTCTTAGTATTTATTATAAATACGATTTAAAAACTTATAATATATATGGGAATTAATGAAGAAACAAAGCCTAAGTCAATTATAATTGATGGCAAATTGCATAGTCAATTCAAGATGCTATGTAAGGGCAAAAGCATGAAAATCGGTGGTGTTATCGAAGATTTGATCAGAGCGTATCTTAGAAATCCAAAAGATGTTCAAAAGATTATTGATGAAATTAAAGAAGAAGAATCAACAAAATCACTTCGCACTCAAATGTTTGAAGCAATAACTAAAAAATAATATATGGAAAAATATATTTGGTCATTGGACATTAGTACCACCAATATTGGTAGTACACTAATTGACATGAAAGGAAAACTTATTGAGTTAAAACATCTTGAATTAAAACTTGGTAAAGACATTCCTGTTGAAAATAGATATATTCATAAATCTGAAATATTTAGAAAATATATTGAAGAATATAAGGAACGAATTTTACATGAACTTAATGGTGAAATTATAGAAATAATTATTGAAGAACCTTTGGGCGGAAGTAACAACGCTAATACAGTTTCATTACTATATGGTTTTAATGGAATATGTTCTTATATTTTATATAAAACTTTTAATATTTATCCAAAAAAAATTAGTGTTTATGAATCAAGAAAACTATTTTGTCCAGAATTAGTTCATACCTCAAAAAAGAAAAATAGAAAGACTGGCGAAATTGAAATTATTCAAACACTTTCATTTCCACCAGAATACATAAAAGAAAAAAAGTTGTATATTTGGAAAAAAGTTTGTAAATTAGAACCCCAAATTGAATGGTTTTATAAGAAAGACTCAAATGAACCTAAAGATATGTGTTTTGATATGGCTGATTCGTATTGTTGCTGTTATAGTGGCATCATTAAATTTGGTTTGTTAAAATGATTAAAAAATATAATATAGAATTTTTTAAAAAAATTGCTGTTGAAAAAGGTGGTGACTGTTTATCTACCGAATATATTAATTGTAGAAATAAATTAGAATTTAAATGTAAATATGGACATATTTGGAAATCATTAGCAAGAAGTGTTAAATATTCAAAATCTTGGTGTCCGATTTGTTCAGGTCATATTAAATTAACTATTGAAGAAATGCAAGAAATTGCAAGAAATAAAGAAGGAAAATGTTTATCTAAAATATATATTAACGCTAATATTAATTTATTATGGGAATGTAAATTAGGTCATAAATGGTTAGCAAATGCTAATCGAATAAAAAATTCAAATGATTGGTGTCCCATATGTTCAAAAAATAAAAAATTAACTATTGAAGAAATGCAAAAAATTGCCATAGAAAGAGAAGGTAAATGCATTTCTAAAAATTATATTAATTGTGATACCAAATTATTATGGGAATGTCAGTACGGTCATCAATGGATGGCACTTCCTAAATCAATAAAATATGATAATAATTGGTGTCCTGTTTGTAATGAATCTTTAGGTGAAAGAGCAATAAATAACTATCTAAAACAAAATAATATTATTTTTGAAAGAGAAAAGAAATTTATTGACTGTAGGGGTAAAAGACGTGTACTTTCATTTGATTTTTATCTTCCTGAAAATAATGCATTAATTGAATATGATGGTAAACAACATTTTATGCCCGTTAATTTTTATGGATGTTCAAATGAAAAAGCACAAAAAACACATTTTGATTCAAAAGAAAATGACAATTTAAAAGATAAATATTGTAATGATAATAGCATTCAATTAATCAGAATACCCTATACAATAAAAAATGTTGAAGAACACCTGAATAATGCTTTAAGATAATGAAATATATTTATTTAATTCAATCTTTAGAAAATGGATATTATAAAATAGGTGTTTCAAAACATCCGAACAAAAGAATTTTACAATTGCAGACAGGAAATTCTTCTCCCCTAAAACTTATTGATACATATCCAACTGAATATGCCGATCAAATTGAACATGCATTACAGAGAATGCACGCACACCTTCATAAAAAGGGAGAATGGTTCGATATGGATATAACCAATGAGGTTAATTTTCAAAAAAAATGTAAGAAAATTGAAGAAACTATTACTTTTCTAAAAGAAAATGATAATGTATTTATATAAACACTTGTCTTTATGACATTTTTGTTATAAATTTGACGAAAATTAAAATTATATTATCTAAAATACTTAACATGAGAAAAGAACGAATTGAAAAAGCAGTAGAAATTATTAATTATGCAATCCTTAATGAAATATCAGTCAAAGAAGCATCAGTTGTATGCGGATATTCTGATACTTATGTAAAAAACACTAAAGCTCTTGTATACGAACTTTACGATAACAATCAACTTACAGACGAATGCTTTGATTTATTTAATGAAGCATATAAACGTTATACTGAAAGCAGAAATTTTGGAGTAAAAGAAGATGAAACTCTTACCGCATCGAAAAAACCAGATGATATCCCAGCATCTACAGGTGGAGAAGACCTTAAATACAATGAAAAGGGCAATGAAGCCACTATTGAATGGAAAAGTGGTTCAAATTATCCTGCAGATCATATAAAAACACTTCCCGAATTACTTAAAATAACAGAAGTTGATCAAAGTCTCTGGGACGTGGCACAATATTGGGTAAATAAATGGGACGTTACCGCAGTCATTGATAAAATGCCAAGAACATTTCAAAATTTTCAAGTTAAAGCACGTCTTGAAAAGAAACTCACAGTTGCCAGAGAAAGAGCAATTGGTGAATTGTTCAAAGAAATGATAAAGGATTATAAACCACCAGTGCTTAAAGTTATTCCAAATGTCAGAACTCATGGTAAAGAAAACAATCTTTTTGAAGTAACAATATTTGATCTACACTTAGGCAAACTTGCATGGGGTGGTGAAACAGGTGAAAATTATGACACAAAAATTGCACGTCAGAGATTCTTAACCACAATTGCAACACTTCTTAAGAATGCAAGTGGATTTCAATATAACAGAATTTTGTTTCCAATTGGTAATGATTTCTTTAACAGTGATACAATATTTAACACAACAACAAAAGGTACTCCACAAGATGAAGATTTACGTTGGCAAAAAACATTTAATGTTGGTGTAAGACTTCTTATTGATGCAATTAACTTATTAAAACAAATAGGTGTACCGATTGATGTCGTGAACATCCCGGGTAATCATGACTTCGAACGCAGTTATTACATGGGCGAATATTTGGTAGCATGGTTTAACAATGACCCAATTGTAAAAGTTAATAATGGTGCTTCACCAAGAAAGTATTATCGTTTTGGTAAAGTATTATTAGGTCTTACACATGGTAGCGAAGAAAAAGAAGGTTCATTACCATTATTAATGGCAAGTGACATCGAATCAAAACCAATGTGGAGCGAAACAATATATCACGAATGGCATGTTGGTCACATACACAGAAAAAGAGATGTGAAATATGCTGTTACTCTTGATAAAACGAGAATGACTGATGAAGAGTTGGGTGTTACCGTAAGGTATCTTTCAAGTCTTACAGGGACTGAAGAATGGCATCATAAAAAAGGTTTCATTGGAGCACTTAAAGCTGGCGAAGGTTTTATTTGGAATGATGAAACAGGTTTGATTGCACATTTAAATGCAAATTTAATAATTGAATAATATGACAACAAAAAAGAACAATTTAATGAAATTGGCAAAGGGCAAAAAGGAAACAACCGTAAAAGCACCTGCCGTTAAAAAAGAGGAAGTAAAAGTACCTGAAAAAGTGCTTACTCCAGAAGAAGAAAGAGACCTTAAAACAAAAGCAAAGGTCGAAGAGTTATTAGACGGTGTAGAGATGACGCTAAAAACTGAAGAAGAAAAGAAAGAAGAGATTCTTGAAATAGCACCAGAACCAGATTCAAAAGATGTTAATTGGCTTGAAGAACAAGTATCAAAACTATCTGAAGAAAATGAAAGATTGAAAAGCGAAGCAACACTTGCTAAAAATGATTATTCGAGAATTTTCGAAGCATTTCAGGAGCAAAAAAATGGTGTTACTTTAACTACCAGTAATTCTGATGGACAACTACAAGCAAAAGTTGTTGAATTATTTAATGAAATTCAGGCACAATATCTTTCATTAGGAAATAATTTAATTATTTATCCTGCAGCATTTTTAAACAGGTTAATTAAGTTTTTTCCGTTTTTGGATGAACATAGAAGGTTTTAATTAAAAGAATAAGAAGAAATTTGCATTAAAGCCTTTGTTTTGATGCAAATTTTTTATATATTTGTCATTATGAAATGGACAAAAGAAAAATGTCATGAAGAGGCATTAAAATATAGGGGAAGAACAGAATTTCACTTAGGATGTGAAGGTGCATATAATGCAAGTAAACATAATAATTGGCTAGATGAAATATGTTCCCATATGATATTAAAAATAAAGTCTAAAAATTATTGGACTAAAGAAAAATGTATAGAAGAAGCATTGAAATACAATCAAAAAAAATATTTTCGTGAGAAATCGTATTCTGCTTATCAAATTTCATTAAAAATGGGTTGGTTAGATGAAATATGTTCTCATATGATAAAAATTGGTAATAGAATGTTTAGATGTATATATGTTTATGAATTTTCAGATAATTCTGCATATGTTGGTTTGACGTGCAATTTATATGAACGTAATGCAAACAGAAAATTTAATAATAATGACCAAGTGACAAAACATATTAATGAAACAAATTTAAAACCAGAATTAAAACAACTTACTGATTATGTTTCAATTGAAGAAGCAACATTACTTGAAAATAAATATATTGAAAAATATAGTATTAATGGATGGAACATTTTAAATAAAGTAAAGGGAGGTTCAATTGGTTGTACAAAAAAAATGTGGACAAAAGAAAAATGTCAGATATTTGCATTAAAATATACAACAAAAAATGAATTTAGAAACAATTCTTATTCTGCATATATTGCAGCCAAAAAATATGGATGGTTAAATGAAATATGTTCACATATGACCATTAATTATAGACATTGGATGATTGACGAATGTGGAGAAGAAGCATTAAAATATAATAATAGAGATGAGTTTGCTGAAAATAATAAAGCTGCATACATGTGGGCATTTAGAAAACAAATTTTAAATCAAATTTGTTCACATATGAAATAATATAATTATGGTTGAAGGTCAGGAATTTCATTCAATATTACAAAACATCTTTGGTGATGTTCAAGGGATAAATCAGTCAAGTCAATTGCAAGTAAATTGTCCGATGTGTGCTGAACGTGAAGGTTTGTCCGAACCAGATGGTAAATTTAATCTTGAAATCAACACTAAAAAGCGTTTATTTCGTTGTTGGAAATGTGAAAATCCCTCATTTAGCGGGTCATTAGGAAGATTGATTAAAATATTTGGAAATGACGCTGATTATCAAATGTATAAATCGTATGCAGGTTCTTTTAATGATTATGATTACGAAGAAGATGAAAAAGAATATGTTGCAGTTAAGTTACCTGAAGAAATGATTTTATTTTCTCAAATGGAAGCAGGTAATTTAGAACATTTTGAGGCATACAATTATATGGTTAATGATAGAAAAATATCGAGAGAGATAATTTTAAAATATCGGCTCGGTTTTTGTACTACTGGAAAATATGAAAAAAGAATAATAGTTCCTTCTTATGATGCAAATGGTGAAGTGAATTATTTTGTTGGAAGAACTTATGACCCTCTGATGGAGAAGAAAAAGAAGTATGATAATCCAAGATCAGATAAGGATAAGATTATTTTTAATGAGGGTCTTGTAAATTGGGATTCTACTGTATACCTTGTTGAAGGTGCGTTTGAAATGCTGTCATTTCCTGTTAACATAATACCAATGTTGGGAAAGACGATATCAACCACATTATATTTAAAACTGAAAGAAATGAAACCAGATGTGGTTGTATTGTTAGACCCTGATGCTTACAAAAGCAGTATTGATTTATATTATAAATTACATACGCTTTATGTTGATTGTGAAGAAAGGGTAAGAATAGTTAAACTACCAACTATGGACGACTTAGATAATCTGAGAAAAAAATTTGGTATCGATGAGGTTATTAAAAGTTTACGTGGTGCGAGAGGATTAACTGTCGATGATTATTTTGTTAATAAATTACAGAAACCCTATGATAGAAAAGGATACGGAAGATATGATTCTAATTCAAAACATTTTGAATGGAAATCATCAGGCAGAGGAAATATTTTTTAAGAAATATCAAAAAATAGTTAAAGATTTTTTACGAAGTATTTTTCCCAAACAAAAACCAGAAGATATTGATGATTATACATCAGAAATATTAATTAAAGTTTTTGAATCACTAAAAATGATTGACCCTGAAAAGGGTAGTGTTAAAACATGGATATTAGTTATTGCGAGACATTTTATAACTGATGTATATAGAAAAAGTTCTGTCTCATTCACATCAACATTTAATAATTCTGGTATAAGCATTAGTAACAATGATGCTCAAAATTTAAGATTTAATGGAGAGTCAACTGCTTGGGCAGTTGATAATGAAGTATCAAATAGTTGTTCGTTTACTGTTTGTAATAATAGAGAATTTGAAAATTGTAACACTATTTCTTATTTATCATCACAGATATCTCCAGTTGATTATGGTTTATTAAATATGAAATATATACAAGGATATAGTCATTGTGAAATTGGTAAAGAATTTAATCTTACAAGTAGTACGGTCAGTAATCGAATAAATTATATTAAAACTAAACTAAAGAAACAAAATGTCGATATATTAGAATAAATTTGTCATTCTGACAATTTTTAAAAACCCTTGCTTTTGAGGGTGTATTTCGATATATTTGTAAAAATTTTTATAAATGATTAAAACAATAGCACATATCGCAGATATTCATATCCGTAAAACGCCTACCCGTAATGAAGAATATCAATTTATATTCGACAATTTATTAAAATCATTAAGACAAACAAAACCTGACAGAATTGTGATTGTTGGTGACTTGGTTCATGATTATCTTGATCTACAAGGTGAGCAGTTAATCATGGCACACGAAGTACTCAATGCATTGAGTGAAATTGCACCAACACGCATTACGAGAGGTAATCATGATTGCAGAAAGAAAAGTCTTAAGAGAGTCGATTCAGTAAAGGCAATTGTCAAGACTCTTGATAATCCAAATGTTAAGTATTATGACGAAACAGGATTTGAAGTTGATCAAAATGTTATGTGGGCAGTTTGGCATCATGGCGACCCTAAAAATAATCCTTGGAAAACTAAAGTTGGTAAAGAGAATCTGAAAATTAAACAAGAAGAAACTGAAAGAGGTACTATAATCGATTTATTTCATGACCCTGTTACTGGTTGCAAATCCACCACAGGTTTTGAAATGAAAAGTAAGCAATATTATAAACTTTCAGATTTTAAAGGTGACTATTCGTTCTTTGGTGATATACATAAAATGCAATATCTTGACAAAGCGCATACTAAAGCATATTGCGGGTCTCTTATTGCACAAGATGTAACAGAAGGCGATGATAATTTTCATGGTTATTTACTTTGGGACATTGAAAAGAAAACAGTAGATGAAATTCCAATTGAAAATGAACATTCATTTAAAAATATTCGAATTACACAGTATACAGATTTTAATGATCTGGATTTTGAAATCCCGAATCCAACAAAATATATGAAGGTCAGATTTGTCTGGGGTACTTTACCACAAACAAGAGTTAAAGAAGCTGAAAGAAAACTGGCTGAATATATTAAAAGCAAATATAATAATGTGATTATTTCACAAAAGAACGAATTTCTTGAAAACGAAAAAATTGATATAAATGAAAACATTACTTTGCAGAACATCACAGATAAGGATGTTCAGCATGAAATATTCAGAGAATATCTAACAAAAATTGGTACTGATTCACAATTAATTGAGGATATAATTACACTTGATGAAGAAGTACTCACATTGATCGACACCACAGAAGATCAAAGCATTGAATGGAATGTAGTTAAATTTGGTGGCAAAAATTTCATGTCATATGCAGAATTAGAAATTGATTGGAGAAATATGGATGGTTTATTTCAGATTACTGGAGAAAATACTGCTGGAAAAACAACTATAATGAAATTAATTTCTTATATACTTTTCGGCAAAACTTTAGAGACTGAAACACGCATGAAATATGGTGATCAACGTTTTGTAAACAACAGAAATGGGGCAACATTTTGTGAAGGATATCTCATAATTGAAGCAAATGGTGAATATTTTGGTATTAAAAAGAAAACTGAGATAACTAAAACTAAAGGCGGTGAAATCAATGGTGCTCCGACTACATTAAACTACTATTTACTTAATAATCCTGATGAAGAAATGAATGACAATACTTCATTAGAAAAACTTGATGAAGATCGTAGAAAACTTACGCAAAAGAAAATAGAAAGCATCATAGGTACTTATGATAATTTTATGCGTATTGTTATGACTACATCAGATACGTTAAATCGTATATTATCAAATGATATGGCAGTATTTATCGATTCGCTTTTATTTGATAGCGGATTGGATATTTTTGATAAAAAATTAACTGGTTATAAGATATATGAAAAGAGAGTTAATGAAAAACCCAGAGTTTCTTGTGATATCGATGGTGTCTCACTTCAAAATCAAGTATTAGGACATGAAATTGAAACACTTGAAACTGATATAAAAGAAATTGAAACAATTAAATTACCAGATGTTCAAGAAAGAATTACTAAAGGTAGGAAGTATGTTGAAGACCTTACTAAGAAATTATTCAAAATTGACCCTGAAATTTACACTCTGGACGTAGATAGCACCAAAGAGACTATTGGTACTCATAACACTGAGATAACTAAGCTAAACGCACGAAAAGCGGTTATAGAGCAAAGTATCGTTCCATTGAAGGAAACATATGATGCTGAGAAACTAAAAACACTTCTTGAAAAGAAAGAAACACATAAAACTACTGAATATAATAAAAAATTGGAAATTAAAACCCATGAACAAACAAAAACAATCGAAGATCATGCAATTGAAATTATCAATGGTGATGTTGTTAGATTAAAAGAAAAGGGTGCTAATTTAAAAAAAGAAATTGTTGCCTTAAAGAATAGTAAAATTTGTAGCCAGTGCGGACAGGTAATTAATAAGAAAGAACATCAAGATCATATTGCCAATACTGTTAAATTAAAAGAAAATGAAATGTTTCCTCTTGCTGATCAGATTAATGTAAAAGAACATGTTGATAAAGTGGTACATGAACTTAATATTATGGATGAAGATAAAGCAATTGCAAAAATTAATGAAGAAATTCGTGTTGCTTCTCTTGAAATGGAGAGTGTTTTAAATGAAATTGGTACACTCACCAATGAAAAAAATGATGTTGAAAAACGTAAAGAACTTCAGACAGAATTAGATCAGATACCAATAAAGACACAGAATGAAGAACTTAAAATTACATTACTTCAGCAGAAAATCGATAATCATGACAATTCTTTAAAACAAATTGTAGAAAATCAGAAGATTGAAAAAGGTATTGCTGCTGCTAAGTTAAAATTGACTGAACTGGAAGGTGAAGAAACTGAAAAAAGAGAAGACATTTTAATTAAAAAGGGAACTGTCGGAGAAAAACAAATAAAGATTAAAAGTAATGAATTATTAATTGTTGCATTTAAAGCGCAGGAATATCAAGACACTGTTATGGGTCTATATAAAAAATGTGTACACAGGGATGGCATACCAAGACAGATGCTGGCAAATTATATATTGCCAAAAATCAATATAACATTACAGGAGATATTATCTGTTGCACCATTTAAAGTATGGCTTGATCAGGAAGATTTACGTCCTAAACTGGTTTATAATAATCGACCAACTGCAATTGTTGATTGTATCAGTGCATCTGGTAAAGAAAGAACATTCTCCAGTGTGGTAATGAAGTTTGCATTGAATCAAATCAACGTGAAAGCAAAACCAACAATATTCTTGCTTGATGAAGTAATGGGTAAATTACTCAATAACAGTGTTGAAGAATTTATTGAAATACTTCAGTTAATAAAAGCAGGAATGAGAAAGGTTTTAGTTATTGAACCTAAAGAAGAAATTAATCCAGATTATCTAATTAATGTTCAATTGGATGAAGATGGTATATCATCATTTACTATAGAATAATTAGTATTTATAATAAACAACAATATGGCAACACCAATTACTGAAGAACAAAGAAAAAAATACGCTGAAGATCATGAAAAAGCAACACTTATTAAAGAAGCAATAAAAATTGTGAATGAATTAGGTAAGATAGAATGGGATGATATGGGAATGAGTGAAGATGACATGGAACATTTAGAAGCATTAGTAAGTAGATCAAAAAAATTAATCAGACACAGGTTATGGAAATTATGAAAACAAATTGGGATTTAAGGTTTATGCAACTTGCAGATCATATTGCACAATGGAGTAAAGATCGTAGCAGTAAAGTAGGTGCTGTTATTGTAGTTGATAAAAATCCAGTATCTATGGGATATAATGGATTTCCCAGAGGTTGTGACGATGACAATGAAGAAAGACACGAAAGACCCTTGAAATATAGTTGGGTACTTCATGCGGAAGAAAATGCTATTGTAAATGCAGCACGTAATGGGCAAAGAACTTCTGGTTCAGATATGTACGTTAACTGGTTTCCCTGTTCACGTTGTGCTGGTGAAATTATTAATGCTGGAATTAAGCGTATATTTTGTGACAAAGAACCAGATTGGATGATTGAAGATACTTGGACAGCAGATCATAAAATCGCCAAACAAAAATTACATGAAGGTGGCGTAGAAATAATATATATAAATTTTGAAGCTCATAGAAATGCTAACAATAGATAGTGAAACATATAAAGTTGCTGATTTTAATCATCACAAAACTCAAAGTGTAAAAACACAAATAGTCTTGGGAACAAGTTTGAGAAAAGAGAATTTTCATATCATTAGATTACAACATAAAGAATGTGGTGATACAAAAAAATGGAATATATTTACCATTGCCAGAAATGGTGTTGTATATCAACATTTTGACAGTAAATTTCATTCAGATTTCCTTGGTATTAAAGAAGCTGACAGAAAATTAATTTCAATTATTGTTGAAAATATGGGATATTTATTTAAAACAGCAGAAGACAAATACATAAATTGGCTAAGTGAAGAATGTGAAACCGAAAATGTAATTGAAAAAGAATGGTTTGGTTATAAATATTGGGAAAAATTTACTGATGAACAATTAGAAAGTATTTTTTTGTTATGCAAACAGTTATGTGAAGAATATAATATACCGAAACAATGTGTTGATTTTCATCATTACAATAAAGAAATTATTAAATATAAAGGCATTGTTTTTAGAAGCAATTATATTGATGAAAGCAGTGATATCAATCCTTTATTTGATATACCTAAATTTAATCAAATGTTGCATAATGAATTCGCATAGAGTATTTATAGAAAATAAAAAGTATGAACAATAAAACCAGTCCAGATCAAATGAGAATTTTACTTCGCAGAATGCGTGGTAAACCATATGTAAATGAGAGCAAAGGAACAACAAAGCACGAATTATCAGTGCGTGATATGCTTAAAATCACACGTAAACTAAATGAAGATGTTCAACCAGAGACTGATCAGCCAGAAACTGCTGAAGCAAAACCTGTAAATAAAAAAACTGATCAGGATGAAGCTAATGAAGAACAAAAATTTAAAGATTCTTTTCCTGTTGGTTATGATATTAACGTTGATTTTATTGAATTGGAAGTAACAGATAAATATGTTTTTTGGGGCGGTACAATTAATGGAGTATTACAGTTTGTTTATAAAGTAACCCCTGATGAAAATACAAATGGTGTTGAATTTAATCCTTTAGAGGGTTATAATGAAGATGATAAAAAAAATGAAGAAATAATGAAAACAGTTGAATCATATTTTGATAAATTTTACGAATATTGGATTGATAGTGTAATTCAAAAACCTGCAGAGCAGCAATAATTGAAAACAAAAAAAGAAAGGGTCCGCCACATGTGCGGACTTTTTTTATAAAGATAGTATTTATTATAAATAATTATAAATATGAGTGGGAAAACATTACAAATAAAATTAAATCTGACAACAATAATAGTTATTGTATTGTTAGTATTGGGAGTTGCTGGCGGATGGTATATTTATCAAAAAAAAGTAAATAATCTCAAGTCAGAACTTGATTTAGCAACTAAATTGAAAAATGCACTGTTAGATACTGTAACTGTTTATCAAAACAAGCAGGGTGAATGGGTCGCAGAAAAACTTACGTTACAAGAAACATTAAAAAATCTTAACAAAATTAATTCTCAATTAACAACAGAGCAAAAAGATTTATTGGCGAGAGTTGCAGCAGCAAACAAACAAAATACAATAATTGCAGCAGCGTTAATTGAATCAAATGTAATTATTGATTCACTAAAAAATCTAAGCAAACCTATTGTCGATACTGTAAATAAAAATATAACGTTTAGCGATTCAACAAAGAATCTTAAATATGGTATTAGGATTGGTAATGTTATGCCTGTACTCAAATTAAATCCTACATTGACATTTCAATATTTAACACTACCAAATACACAATTTATTGAATTTCATTGGAAGAACGATAAAAAAATTGGTTATCCTGTTGCATTTAGTGTAACAAATACCAACGATTATTTTAAAATAATTAACATTGATAGCTATATTATTCCAGAAATAACAAAATCTACACTTAAGCCAACTTTTTGGTCAAAAATAGGCGATTTTTTCACCAAAAGTGGTGGTAAATTAATATGGTTTGGTGCTGGCGGTGTTGGTGGTGCAGTATTGTATCATTTTTTAGCGAAGTAATATACTCACTAAGTTGGGGACTATTTATATCATTAAAGAACGCATATTAATATAATGTGCGTTCTTTCTTTTTGTGTTGGCTAAGTATTTATAAACAACTGATAAACGCATTATGGAAAAAAATGATGTTGAAAAGATTGCTAACGATGAAATTAGGAAATTTATTAATGATAACCTTGATAAAGAAATTAAAAGGATATTACATAATACTAACAGTAAAACCAGAGATGAAATGATTGGAACTATTAAGAATGCATTGGAAGCGGTTGTCAAAGTATTATGGCAGAAAAAAGATTTTTGGAAGACAGATATCCGTTAATTGATTATGAAAACTAAAGAAGAAATATTGGTACGTAAAAGAAAATATAGTGAAGTATATCGACTATCACATAAAGAATATTTTAATGAAAAAAATAGTGAATATACTTTAAATAATAGAAAAACTATTTCAGAAAGGAAGAAGAGGTATTATTTGGAAAATGGTGAAAAACTTCGTGAAAATAAAAGGAAATATTATTTAGAAAATAAAGAAAGATTGAATAAACAAAGTGTAATGCGTGTCAATAAACGAAAAAATGATGATAAGTTATTTAAATTAAAAACCAATATCAGAGGTTTAATTAATTGTTCAATAAAACTATCGGGATATAGGAAATTATCTAAAACTCAAAATATTCTTGGCTGTACATTTGAAGAATTTAAAATATATTTAGAATCAAAATTTGAATCTTGGATGAATTGGAATAATTATGGTAACTGGAATGGAGAACCAAAAGAAATAAATATCGCATGGGATATTGATCATATTAGACCGATGTGTACTGCAAAAACAGAAGAAGAAGTAGTAAATTTAAATCATTATACTAATTTTCAACCTCTTTGTTCATATACTAACAGACACATAAAAAGAGATAATATTATTAATACTGCCGAGGTATTTATATTGAATAATGCTTAAAATAATGAACGAAGAAACATTTAAACCGACATTAAGTAAACCGACACCACAAGGTGTTAATTTTCAAAACAATGCTAAAAAGATCAACAATAAAGCAGGTCTTAAATTGAATGAAACTGATGGTTTATTGAGTGAAGCGGAACAGTCTTTGAAGAAAAAAATCTTCAGTTTATCTAAAATGGAAGCATTGGTATTTTCAGACCCTAAACTATCTGCAAAATATGAAGAAATGGCTGAAAATGGCGAAGAAAAATACGGTTATCATTATAATGAAACTATTCAGAATATGTTATTTAACGATTATGTTCTCAACAGTCCGAAATATTTACAAAAATACAAACAAGCAATTCCTAAAGAAAAAACAAGAAGAGATCAAAGTGGTATTAATCAATTAAAAAAGGCGGGAGAAAAAACCATGCAACATAAAACCGATATTCAAAAACCAGAAAAACTTGCTCCAACTGGCTTAAAACCAGCAGTTGTTGAAAGTGACGAACCATTAACAAAAGTAGAATTTTTAGTTAATGAAAGAGACCCTAAAAATCCTGATTTATTTGCTTATTTTCCAGAAGAAAATTATGATAATGCAGGTAAATTTAAAACAGCATATTCACATGTGGGACAGCACTCATCTGCTTCTCCAGAATATGCAAAAGAAAGTCGTTCTGCTACTCCTGAAGAATATCAAGGTTTAAAAACAGAACTTGAAAGTCTTGGATATAATCTTGAAGTGCTTAATTCTGCAAATAATAGTATTGGTGAATCGGGTGAAATGTTAGCACAATATGCACAAAATGCTTTTAATAATCGTCAAGGAAGTACGCCAATTAATTTTATTATTAATTACTTAAAGAGTAAATATGAAATATCACGTGAAAAAATTAAAATTCTTATGGATAATATAGATAAGATTAATACATTTTATAATATGAATCCAAATCCAGATAAATTAAAAAATTATGCTGACGAAATATATCAAGAAATAAGTAATCAAACAAATGAAACTACTGGTGCTGGTAGCAGTGGTGCGTTTAGTGCACCATTAGGTATGGTAAAAAGAAAAATTTATGAAAAAAATGGTACTGTGGAAAATAAAAAAAAGAAATTAGCTGAATTTACAATGGTTGGTGGTGTACCTCAACAAAATGTTGATACTGAAGCTGAAGATGAACCTCAAGATGATGATTGTTATATCGAATCAAATGGTTCAGAATTCAGAGTTTCTTGTGGTGGTAAAAATATTAACAAATTTCAAGAAATGGAAGATGCACTTGCTGCAGTAAGAACATGGAAAACATCAAATAAATGGTATCCTAATACTTGGTTTATTTCCGATCATGGAAATTTTAATTTAATTGATGATAAAGGCAATATTTTAAATGAAACAACTGGTACTGGTGGTGGTAGCGGTGCTGTTGGTGGTGCTGGCGCATCAGGCAATGGTGAAACTGGTACTGGTGCTTACTATACACCCAGCGCATGGGGTAAAGGTGAGTTAATACATCCCAAAGGTGAAGCACCTGTAAAAAGAATACCAGCATGGAAAGGTGGTAAAATCATTCAAGAAAGCAATTATTTAATTGAAACTGATGGTTTTAAAAAATATATTCAGGCATTAAATGAAGATGAAGATATTAATAATAAACTTGGTCAAGTATACCAAGCAACACATTCAAAAAGTAATAAGGGATTGGGTGTTAGTGAATTACCACAATCACCTGAACGTGATGGAAAAATAAGAGAGATAGAAGACAATACAATGTTATTTCTTGGACAAGACCTTCAACATAGTCCAGATGGCGATGTTGAAATTTTTCATCAGGATATGACACAACCACATACACTTATACCACATCCTGATAATAAAATTCCACAAATGCAAATAGATGGTATCGTTCAATCAATACCAAGAACTCCAGTTGGAGTATGGGATAAAATAAAAGCTGGTAATGGTAAACAAACACCAGAAATTACAGATATTGAAAAGAAATCAGATGACGGATATGGCGATTTAGGCAATATGCCAACTACTGATCTTAACATAATTAATACAGATATTAACACAGAAAAATTAGATAATCCTAATCTTAGACAAATGGAAGAATCAAAAGAAATTAAAGAAGTTGCAAAATCAAAAAGCCAGCAACAATTATTTGGTATGGCACATGCTGTACAAAAAGGCGAATTAAGTCCAAGTAAAGTTGGCGGTGCAGTGAAAAAAATTGCAAAAGATGTAAGTCCTGAAGATGTTGAAGATTTTGCTTCAACTAAACATAAAGGTTTGCCAGAAAAAGTAAAAAAAGTTGATGAAACTGAAGAATCAATTATTGGCGACAAACAAAATTCTATGTCAAACAAATCAGTACCAACCAATACTGTAGGTGGTAACGTTCCTATGGGTACACAAAACACTGGTGGTGGAGCAATGAATGAAAGTGATATAAAATTATTAGAAGAATTAGATAACGAATTGAAGGCATATTCAATTCATCATAAAAAATTAATGAAAATGAGTGAAGATAAAAAACCATCATCTCTGATATTAAAAGATCGTCTTGGTGATGAAAACAAAGCAAATTTTAAAAAAGATTTGCAACATAGCGGTACAAAAGAAATTATCGATGTTGAAAAAGAATTACAATGGAAAGATCAGCAAACAGAAGTTGGTAAAGACCCACAAAAATTAGGTGCAGAGATTGAAGATACTGAAATTAAAGCAACCGATGCAAAGGGTGATGAAGCACTTAAAAATGTTGGTAATTCAGCAAATGAGAAAGGTGATGAAATTCCAAAACGTAATATGACTGAGGAAGAAGCTGAAGAAGTTAAAAAATATAAACTTAATCTAAAAGATTATGTTTATGATAATGAACCCGGTAAGAAATTTGAAGATCGCATGAAAGCTGATATGGGTGACGAAAACTACAAACAAAGACAAACAAATCTTGAATTTCGTGGTAAAGCACCTATGTATAATAAAGACCCACAACCAACCGAAGGTACAACTGCGGATAAAGTGCAGTTTGATAAAGAACAAAGTGGCTGGAATGAAAGAGTTGGTCTTAAAGAATCTATGGTTACTGGCAGATATCTTGATGCTCTTGGTAAAAGTCATATCATGGATTTCAGATTGAACGAAACCAAATTAGTTTCTGCTGATACTAAATTCGTTGAACCATTATTTCAATTGGATTTTACAGGATTTGGTAATAAATATGAAAATAAATCACAAGATAAAAAGGTTGTTATTAAGGAAAGCGTTGAAAGTATTTTATCTGAATGTAAATATTATACTAACGGTAAAGACATATTTGCAGTAAAAAATCCTGTCCAGAATTTGAATGAAAATGAACAAGTAGGTAAAAAGAGTCCAATAAATGAACAAATTGAAAAGATGAAACATTTAACTGGCTATAATACAAAAAATTATATTGACACTAAAGGTATAAAATTATAATGGCAGATTGGACAACAATAACGAAAGAACAATTTGATGCTGCATATAACAAGCACTTACCAAGTGGTTGGATTAAATTTGCATATAAGTATTTTTCAACCAGTACTGAACAAAAAAACATGAGTTTAAAAAACGGTCTGGCATATTTTTTAGGTGGCTTATTTCTTGTAGGATTTTTAGGCACAATATTCAATGCAAATAAAAATTTTCTTAAATTTTTCATTGGAGCATATGCAATTATGTTGTCAGCATTAGTATTATACTTATTTAGTGCAGTACTTCTTAATAATTATCGAATTGGTTTAATTAAAAAAGAACTTGGTATAAATAGTGATGAATATGATGCTTTATTAGCAAAATATTATTAGCTAATCATAAAAAATATTATTAAATTTGTGGAGTATTAAGTAATTAGTACTCCATTTTTTTATTAAAGTATTTATAGGAAAAAGAAGATCATGGTTTCAACAATATCACAACAAAGATTAGATAACTTGAATTGCGTTTTAGGTCTTGACTGTTCTAAATATCAAAAGGACATTGCATGGAGTCTTGCAAAAGCAGCAGGAGTTCAATTTGCATTTGTGAAGATCACTGAAGGTACAACTGGACATGAAGATAATATTTATAATGTGAAAGCAAGAGTTCTTGATGCTCAGAAAAATGGCGTAAAAATTGGTTACTATCATTTTGCCAGACCGGGTGATGTCAGCGTTCCTGAAGATGATGCCAATGCAGAAGTGCAAAATGTTCTTAGTCATATTGAATTTTTACCTACTGCCGATCTGCCACTTTCATTAGATGTTGAGGCATATGCCAATTCAGTTGTCTGGGACAATAAAGTAGATCATATGAACAGATTTATCACCACATTTATTCAAGGTCTACAAGCACAAAATATTTCAGTTATAATATATTCGTACAAAAGTTTTTTAGACATTAATACAACACATGAATTTGGTTCATATCCGTTATGGGCAGCAGCTTATTTGAATAATCCTGAAATTAGTTTACCTTTAGTTCCACTTGGCTGGACTGAATGGAAAATTTGGCAATTTACTGAGCAAGGACAAATTAGTGGATATAATGGAAATATTGATTTAAACATAATGAAGAAAGATTATTACAATTTATTTTAATGAGCAATGAAGGGAAAAGATATCAAATAATTAAAGACAGAGTTGAAATATATAAAGATTTCACATTAAATCTCTTGTACTATATTCAGAAATATTATCTTGATAAAGAATGTCTGAGTAAGGATGAAGATATTTATAATCATTTTTCTTGGTGTTTCAGAAAAGTTTGTGATGAATTTTTATTGGAAGAAATTGATTTTAGAAAAAATGAAGTTTTAAAACAATATTTTTATAATTATTATTACCATCAATTTTATAAGATTGATAAAGAGAATATAAATCAAAACACTTCCTTAGAATATTATGAAAGGTTTTGGGAAGGTATATTCAAAATTAGCAACGATAAAAACAAAAACATTTTAAATATTCTTGTTGAAATCTATAATATTTACGACAAATCGATTAATTTACAAAAAAATATTCTTGAAATTGTTTAAAAACTCTTGCTTATCGTATTTATATTCACTATTTTTACAATTCAAAAATAATTATTATTAAATAAAAAAAACATGGCAGTAAATTTAAAGGTTGATCTTATCAACCAACTTGGGAATGAAAAATTTTATGCAGAACTTGAATTAGGTCGTCTTGCAGCAGACCCTAACATGAATTATAAGTTAAAAATTGACTTAATGGAAGCGAAACTTAAAGAAATTACTCTTTTGAATGGAGAGATGGCATTAGCTCAAAGTTATTTTCCAGACCCAGCACCTGCACCAGCAGTATCTGATCAAGTAACAACAGAAAACCCGCCTGTACAATCAAAAACACAACCACTCCCGGGTCAAACACATGGAGAAGGATAAAACATGACAATATTAGTTGAAAAAACATGTCAGTTCTTATTTATTTCTTCCATTATTTTTATAATTTATATCTTGGGTGATTTGATTATAAAAATATATGGAAGATTTGCTTTAAAACAAGAAAATGTAACTTTTGTATTAACCAATGCAGAAAAAATGATGCTTTGGGTATCAATAGCAATGTTTTTTACATATATACTATGAGCTAATGAAAACAATTGAATCAATATTAGACCCAATTAGTGGTTATTTAATTTCCATCACAAGAAATCCAATGGAAGGCTGGTATGAAATGGAAATCGGTATACCAAAAGGCTGGGTTTTTGATGAAAACAAAGAAATTAAATGTGAGATTCTCAGTGAGAAAGAAACTGGAAAATTAATAAAAATATCTCCAAAAAATCCAGATATTGTTATTGATGATTTAGTTGCATTTATTGTGGTCATAATAGCAACCAATAAAAAAATTGCTGATAAAGAAAAACAATTTACCGATAAGATGGCAGTAATGAGAAATACTCTGGAGAAAGAAGTTAAAGAATTTTATGAAGAACTTGACGAAATCAAAGAAAATTCATTTAAAAATCTTAATGCAGAATTTGAAAAGAGTTTGCGTCCCGAAGGTGAAGAAACGAAAAGACACAGAAGCACTAAAGCTGAGATGGAAGCTAAAAGACTTGCAAATATTACCACAACAAATACTGGTGGTGCAACTGAAACAGTTAATAGTTCAATCAAAGAACCTATTGTAAAATAACTTTTATGGCTTTTGATAAGAAAATATTATCAATCGATTCTGAAGATGATAGCAAAGATTATGAAGCATTTTCTGAATATTTAAAAGAGGACACTACAAGAAAAAAAAATTTAACTGCTCATGAAATTCAAGAAATTGCTGATATTCTTGTCGAAGAAATTGAAAGAAAAAAAAGAAATCAGGCACTTAAAAGTCAGAAATTAATTCCTTACATATTGAGACATTGTGACGAGAAGTATACCAAAAAAGAATTAATGGATTATAGTTATAATGATGTACAGGATATTTACAATGAAATTAAATCCAAAAAACAATCACCTATTAGAAATTTTCTTCGTTTTATTTTTAATATTCCTTTGGAAGTAAAATAATTTGAGTATATTTGCATAGTATTAACCCTTTAAATAAAAAAATAATTTATGGCACTATTTGATGATGTATTTAACCCGCAAAGCATTTTTAATATGCTTTTTTTTAACGTTAAAGCAGTTTTGATTTATCCTACCCTTGAAGAACTTAAATCAAAGAATCTCAAAATGTATGAACGATGGGAGTATTTAGTACAAGCGAAAAAATTGATTAATCCAAATCATGAGATGATTGGTAATGAAATTTATGAATATGAACAAAAAATATATGAAGATAATGCAATTCAATGTCCTGAATTCAGTAAAATTGTTGCAATTACATATGCTACTGCATATAGCGAAAAGGGTGATCTTAAAAGGCAATTAAAAAGGATTGCAAATGAAAATGAAGCCGTTGTTATTGAGCAATTCATGTACTTATTAGATGAAATATCAAAGGATGATTCAAAATCATCACCACAAATATTCTCTATATTATGTGGTCATAATATAATTAGTTATGATATCCCTCTTTTAATGAAAAGATATATGTTTCATAAAAAAGAATTTCAAACAGTTAAACATTTGCCATACTTATTAAAAAGAGCATTTAATGTTAAACCTTGGGAGTCTGGTATTATAGACACAGTTAATGTTTGGAAATTTAATGGTTTTGATTATTCTCCATTAATGTTAATTGCAGAATTTCTTGGTTTGAAAAAAACAGTTGATATATTACCGAATAACGAGCTTAGTAAGTATTATTGGGAAAACTTTAGCGAAAAACCCGTTGAAACCTTAGAATTTGTAGCATTGCAATCAGCAACACAAACAAATCTGGTTATTCAACTCATAAATGAATTAAGACAAGTATAAAGTTTTATTTTATTGTTATTTTGAAAAATAAAGTAAATCATAACGATTTACTTTATTTTTTTGGGGATTTGCTAATTTTACTCGTTTTTATCGATTTTAAGCACTACTATTGCTTTTAGATGTTCTGGTAAATACTTCCAGAGATAGTTCTTAAATCCATTCCAAAAGCTATTATCTTGCAATAATTTGAGTCTATCGTCTGTAGATAACTTATTCCAGTAGTTGAATTCCAATAAATCTCTTTCGGTATGCATAGAGATAAATAGTGGAATATTTTAGATCGGATATTATTCAACCCAACTTAAATTTTCTTTAAATATGCCGTTTAGAAAATCGATATCATATAATTTATCAAATTCGATTTCTTCCATATATGCTCTTTTCATTTTGCTTTCGCCATGCATTTCTCCATATAGAAGATAATCCATCATATCAATTATTGTGTTGAAAAAGATATACATGGTATTTTTTTGATTGTAAATATATGGAAAACTTTCTTGAAATCCATCATCATCATAATTTAAAAGAATACCTAATGTTTTGCTACCGTCAGAATATTCTTCTGCATGTACTGTTTTAAGATATGTTTTCATGTTATTTATCCGTTAAAAAATCATTTGAAGACAAATCGGTAGTAATTGAATGTTCTTTTAAGACAAATCTAATATAACTAATTGTTTCGTTATATGGCGGAATTCCATGATAATAAAGTACTTTACCTATACCAGCATTATAACAAGCAAGACTTAGTTTCCATGAATAACTATTAGGTTTACCTTTACTAATCCAATAATCATATAAATCTTTTAGCATGTGCATACCAATATAAATATTCTTCTGATTATCATCAAGTTTAAGCGTATCAACTTGAAGTGCCTTTCTATACAATTCATGTGTGTCTGGCATTACTTGAAAAAATCCTTCTGCACCCTCACGTGATACAATTGTATCAATAAAAGCTGATTCTCTATATACCAGTCTGAAAACCATTCTTGTTGGTAAATTAAGTTTTTTCGAAAGATCATACATATATTCAACATATTTAATGTCAACATAATCTGGAATTGTTACTTCAGATTCAGCTTCGATCTGTTGAATTAAATTTTTAAGATACATTTCTCTTTTAATTCTTTTTATTTCATAATTTTTAATGGTATTGTTATCAACACCACCAAAAGACCCATCAATACAAAACCAACAGAGTAGAAATATTAATAATTGGATAAATTTTTTCATGAATTTAGTTTTTAATAATATTATTTAATTGAAAATCAGTTGTTTACAAACCTTATTTTTAATAAATTTAACTTGTATTAAATGAAAATGCCCAGAAATGTGTGTTTTTCTGGGTATTGGAGAGCTTAGTACGTCTAAATTTTGAACAGTATCAACCTTTCGAGAATTAATGTTCCAATGAGTATAATTAAAATTTGCTGATATATTCTTATTGTTTATCATTTTTATTTTTTATAAATACTTATAAATTTAAATAAATTAAAAGCTATTTACCATCATGTTTATCTGGAAATAGTTTCACATCTAAACCGCCCACGATTTGATATGCTTCCAAAATTAATCTTTGTGCTTTTTTAATTCTTTTACGTAGTTTTTTATACTTCATAAAAACAGAGTGCTCAACCAGCACATCTTCGATCATATTAGCGACAATATATGCCCTATCGAGTGCCTCATGATAATAACCTGCATCAAGTTTTCCGATCTTTTTTGAGTTCTTCTTTTTTGACATAATCTTTAAGAATTTAATTTTAATTTATAATTTCTTTTTTCAATCATTCTTTGAATTGTTTTCTCTGGTGAATATTGAAACAAATATGATTCGCCAATACGTGTAAATCCACATCTTGCTGCAACTGAAAATAATTTATATTCATTTGTTTCAGTATCTTTTTTTTCGAGTAAATCATTTAAACAATAATATTCAACAGATGGAATGAGTTCAATTTCGTTATAATTTTGAAGCGAAGGTCTAAGTTCAACAATTTTTTCTTTAAAATAATATTCTTTATCGGTTGGATTGTTTTGAAGAGGCATTACCAGTGCAATAATCGTACCTCTATTAACATAATGTTCTCTATATAACAATTCAACCAATTCTTCGGTTAAACCAAACTTTCTGAATTCTGGACGGAGAACAATATTATTAATAAAAACTATTTTATTGAATTTATTAACATCAATATCTCCCTTTTCAATAACCTTCATCAATTCGGTGTAAATAACTTCAATTTTGTGGCTTTTAATCAATTTATTAAAATTAGCATTAAATTTATTCCCCAATTCAATATTCCATGTTGAAAGTTCAAATTCACCCATAAGAAGTGGTGGTTTATATTCAGCTAATCTTATAAGAGATATTGTTCCACAATATTCTGTAATAAGACTTTCATCATCATTCACCAAATCAAAATTTTTATGATAACTGATAGTCTTGAAGGTTATATTATCCCAAATATCCCAATATTTCTTTTCTATATTCATATTGTAAAAGTCAAAGGTAAATAAAATATTTTGAATTTGCAAGGATTAGTCCAAATCCTGTTCTTTGCCCATCCTAATCAATAAGTGCGTAAAGTATTCTTCAATCTTATTAATTTCCAAATAATCTTTTGGTTCAAAGTTTTGATCAATCCATTCTGTCCAGTAAAGTTGAACTTTAAATCTCTCCATATCGTTGATAAAATCGTTAATGGTTTGAGGTAATAATAGCTGATATTTTACAATATCATTTGCTTTAAAGGACTTTGCTTCTTTTGTTATTATGTAATTATTCGAATAGAATTCCAGAACATATTTTTCTTCATTAGTAAATCTGTACCAGTTATTCATATCCTTACCACGCCAACCTTCAAAAAGTACCAGTGATACAATCGGTGAGAATATTTGAGCAAGCATATCAAGTTTAAAAGGTTGAGTGAGAAATTCTCGGAATTTCTCACTTCCTATTGTCTGGATATACGGTACAACCTTTATCATTATTTCTTGTTTTCAGACCTGTATGAAATTTATCTGACTGCTATTGAATACATTATTTTATTATCTGAATTATATGGTACAAGAACAACTGTTCTGTTTTCAAAAGAAAATTCATTAGGACGTTTACTATGATTATTGGAATAATATTTATGATTTACAAGTACTATAGTAATTTCACCATTAGCAGATACGGTTACACTACCATCCTTTACTCCGTAGCCAAACTGTCCTTTATCTTTAGGTAAATCACCTGCAGTTCTCCAAGGAAAATAGCAATAAGCTGACCAAATACTGTATTGACCTTTATTTGGTATAAATATACTTGAATCCATACTAAAATAATCAGTCTGCACTGGTTCAAAACATGCTTTAGTCCAGTTACCGTTATCCAGACAGAATAAATATAATCCTCTTTCAATTGGTTTATTTACTGAAGGGTTTCTACTACAGTTACTACAAGTATCATATGAAAGCATATAAAACTTATCATCTTTGAAAAATGAATACGTTTTTGTGCTCAAATAATCTTTCATCCATGTGGTTTCATTGATCATTTGCTGAAATTTCTGTGGTGTTAAAGTATAAACAAATCGACCACCTGTACCAATTTCAACTGCGAAAGGGCATTCAAAAAATGTATATGCTGGTCTTTCTTTAATGTATCCAAGTGCACCACATAATTGAGCAGATACTGCGTTTGCAGTAAGAACGATTGCGATAATAAAAATCAATTTTTTCATAATTTTAAATTTAATGTTATGAGTCTTATACGTAAATAACATTAAAAAGGTTACAAAAAAATGCAATATTTTACACCAAAAGCAGAATATTTTATGGTTGATTATAATTAATCATGTGTGAGCAAACATCATCAAGCCAATTATTTCTCCACGCAGCATCATAAGCACCAGCATTGTTTTTTCTAAAATCAGTTCTTTTATTGTATTTTAAAGCAACTTCTTCAACTTTTTCATGCGTCCAAATAATATAACCACCACCAATACCTCCTGTTTTAATTTTATTTAAAATTATCCAACCTTCATTTTTATATTTTTCAACATAATATTTTTCTAAAATTGATGCTTCTTTTACTGGTATGTATTTTGTTAATTTTTTTCTTACTGGCATTAGATCAGTTTTTTTTATGTGTTTAGTTACTTGATCATGTTCATTAAATCTTCTATTTATATCTCTTTGAAAGATATTACATGTTAATCCAACATAAACATGATTGTCAGAAAATTCATAGGAATAAATGCATCTATTATATCTATTTCCCAATATCTCCATGTGAATACATATTTCATCAA